CCCTTAAATAGGGTTTGTTGGGTCGTCGCGTAGCTTAATATTACCTAGCGAAGCGACGACCCGGCTGCCCACTTTCTTAATTCTTAATTATGCCCCAATTCAGGTTAAACACCCGTACCCTCCTTGTCACCTGGCCGCAAGATGCGACCTCCAAGGAAGAACTTATGCAACGACTGCTAACGTTCTTCGGTGACAACCTCGTGTATTCGGTCACGTGTAACGAGACACACGAGGACGGGGCACCCCACTGCCACGCAGTGGTGGGTCTGGAGAAGACCCTTAGGACTCGTGACCCGTCTTTTCTTGACGGTATAACCGGCAAACATCCCAACTTGGTTAAAGTTAAAAGTCCCCTAGATGCTATACGCTACGTTAAAAAGGGCGGGAAATTTATGGAGTATGGAGAAGTACCCCAGTCAACCGCCGAGCGTAAGCGGAAGCGAGGAGACGAGATCTGCGAGATGCTCGAAGCTGGCAAAAGCATGCGGGACGTATATATGGCTGACCGCGGATTCTATATGCGGAATAAAAGTCACATCCATAGCATGAAGCACGAACTTGACATGTGGTCACATGAGGACGGTATGAAACCGATCGAACAGATCCAACTCAAATACCGTCGTGACCCGGATCTGATTTATCAGGATCGTGTCATTGTTTCGTGGCTGGTCAAGAACCTTTGCATGAAACGTCCCTTCAAGGCAAAACAGCTCTTTATAACTGGTCCCCCGGATGTTGGCAAGACACATCTTGTCAATTACTTATCAGAATTCCTCAGGGTATACCATATCCCTGCCAACGAGGACTTCTACGACCACTACACGGACGACGTGCAACTGTGCGTCCTGGACGAATTCAAAGCCCAAAAGACCGTCCAATGGATGAACGAGTTTCTACAAGGATCGCTGATGTCCTTGAGGAAGAAGGGGTCCCAATATCTGAAGCGGTCGAATCCGCCAGTAATAATCTTGAGCAACTATACATTGGAGGATTGTTACAAGAACCAAGATTCGACGAGATTGGAATCCCTCAAATGCCGACTCCTCGAAGTCCATGTTTATCAGAGGATCGAGATATACGATCTGCCGGAAGCTGGCCACTCTCCTGGGAATACGAAGATCTCAACGGATCTTCCTCCGACACCTCAACTTGGAGATTCAACCCCGATCTGGAATACTGGTCCAGTCCGGATGGACTATGAGGTCCTACCCCTGGACCACATTCCGTTTTATGATGATTAACTTAGAGGGGTGGAGGGGGCGAAGCCCCCCCATTAGGGTTTAGAGCGATGTTTGCGAAGCAAACACTTAGGGTTTAGGGTTAAGGGTGTTTTGGGGTTTATAGAAAATAAAATACATCCATTTGTCCCATTATGGGTCATCAAATCGAATACGATTGTAGTACTTGAAAGCGCATGAATCGCTGTTGTCAAGAATGTAGAACATGTACAAACTGTTCGTACTAATTGCACCAATAGTGCCAGCAGTTCCATTGTATACACTTTGGAAGTTTAACTTCCTATAGAACTCCCCAGCTTTTGTGTTGGGACCCCCCGTTGCCAGTAAGCTGCCAGCGTCCGTTGTAAACGGATCGATGGGAATGAACTCATCGCACAAGATATTGAAACGATGTCTGTAGTTCAAATTCAGGGGGGATGTAGGCTCTGCAGCTGCTAGCAGCTCTGCAGTTGTAGGGGCAGCTCCATTGGGCTGCTTATCAATAAACCAGATGATTCGAAGAACATCTCCACCAGTTTTGTTTTCACTGGCCTGGTTTGTGGGTGGACCACTATACCATCTGCACTGCAATGACTTGATGTTGATCAACCGCCCCTGTCGGTTGTTGAAGTCATCTCCTTCGGCAATGCCGTTTAGGAGTACGAAAGTACCCGCATTGGACACATTAGTGTCTGCAGCAGCAATATCCAAGACTTTCTTTTCCTCTTCTTTCTTGGTCCTATCGAATCCTCCGTAGAATCCCCCGGATCTCACGGGTCTCTTGACTCTTCCACCGGATTGGATTACAATAGGATTGCCTCTAGAGCCCATGGCTCCTCTTGGAAGGGAGATAATTTTTGGTCTCCTGTAGGGCTTGAACAGGGGTTTTGTAGAGGCTTTGTAGCCGTTGTAAGAGGATGACATTTTCCAATAGTTGGAATCTCGGATTTATCTCGGAGTTGTAAAAAATAATTCCGAAATATCTTCCCCTTAAATAGGGTTTGTTGGGTCGTCGCGTAGCTTAATATTACCTAGCGAAGCGACGACCCGGCTGCCCACTTTCTTAATTCTTAATTATGCCCCAATTCAGGTTAAACACCCGTACCCT